GACGACTGCACTTGACCGCCTGGTGTGTTCTGCTGTTGCGGGTTCTGACCACGTTCGGACGACGGCATGTTGCTGTTCTGCAGCTTGTCGGCGCCCTTGTCCTTCGCCGGCTTGAAGCCAACAATGGAACGGATCTCGTTTGAGGTAAGAACCTCGTTTCGGGTGAACTTGTCTGCGATCTCAGCCAGCTGGCTAACAGGAACCAGCTTGAACGGATCACGGAAGTACTGAATGGACTGGCCCTGAGAGCGACCAGTCTTAGTGATGAGAGCGCGACGCATAGCTTCCACGATGGACGTGAGGATTGGCTCGATCGTCCTGCTGTGGTAGTTCAGCATAGCCGCCTCATCGGCGGTGCCATTCATGACTTCCGGGGTTAGACCGAGCTGGCTGTAGAGCATTTCAGTGAGATACTGAACCTGCGCCAGCAGATTGTTCTCAGCCGGTCGGTTGAGCTGGGTGATCTTCTCGGTGGCATCGGCGTAGGCCACACCGTACTTGCTGCCAGCGAGTTGGTACTCCAGATCTTCCCTTCGCTGCGTAGCCTGCTGCCGTCGGGCTTCAGACTTAATAGCGTAAGGAAGCTGAATGATGATGTCCAGCTTTCCGGAACCCGACTGCTCGTCAACAGCATCGAGAAGATTCAGCTTTCGAATCAGTCGCTGAAGAGTCGAGTTGGGCTCATTCATCACTCCATAGAGAGGGTTCTCCACAATAGCGACGAACTTCTTGTCGAGGGTGACGTCTTCCCGCTTCTGCTTAGTGGGATTGAAGAGGTTGACCTTAACCTTTTCAGGATACCACTGAGAGATCGTACCGACTCGTAGCGATTGAACGTCGAACGAACCAGTAACGTTTGGATTGAGCGTCGTGTCGACAGGAACAATAGCCAGAACGCCTGTGTCGAACAGCGTCATAGCAATGTCCTGTCGGAACTGCCTTGGTGTCTGATCGATGTTTGGATCGACGGTAAGGCATTCGTTGAGGTTGGACGGCATGTCTCCCGTGTACCGACCCTGATCGTCAAGACGAACGTGCCGAATTTCAGCCGCGGCTACGTCTACCCCAAGCCTCGTGTAGATGGAAGAGATGATTGATCGTTCATTCGAGAAACGCGGTCGCGGGCGCGCGGGAGGAGGTCCGTACTGAGTGGGTCCGTAGGAGTAATCCTCGTGACTCTTCTCTTCCTCAGACTTAGAAAATGCATTCCAAGCATGCCTCAAACGGTCGCCGATTCGTGCCATGAGTCACCTCCTCCCTAAAGCTTAAGGCCGGCGTTACGAAGAACCCGAAGATTTTGCTGATTCTTTACAGCTCTCTTAGCGCCGGCTATTGAAGTCTTTCCAGCCTTGACACCGAAATGGGCAAGAGCGTCTTCGTACGAGATCTCGCTCATTTGCTCTCCTCAGTGTCGCTTCCCCGCAGACATGATCGCAGCGACAGCGAGTGTCGTCCCAACAGCAATCGCATAGTTGGTAGCGAACTCACGGCCATTCTTGATCTCGTTTGCCATTTGGGCTTCATTATACAGATCATCTCGATGCTTTCGAAGAATCTTTTTTGCTTCTCGAGAACCGATAGTCTGCTTGTCAATCTTGTACTGCTGCTTTGCCTGCTTGTATTCTCCTCGAATCTGACCGGTTCGAAGACGAGTTCGAGCAGAATCGATAGAAGCTTCTCGCTTCTGTCGATCAGCCTTTCGAGACTCTCGATTGAGAGCCATCTGCTGCTTTCTGACGCCCCACTTCATGCCCTTGACGCCGAAATGGGCAAGTGCGTCTTCGTACGAAATCTCGCTCATTCGAACGCCTCCTTGTTGGCTTTGTATGCGACGTACGCGTCCATGAGCGCGGATACGTTGTCGATCTTCTCGTCTTGACGTCGCTTGAGGAGCTTCCGGTTGCCATTGGTGTCCTCTAGGGTAATTGCGTTACCCATGGCAAACGACATAAGACTCTGATCAAATATGAGCAGCCGCTCACTAGCCAGAATCTTCAGCTCCCCGAGCGGGACCGACTCGGTCCGTGCTCCCTGAATGACCTTCTCAATTCCGAAAGGTCCGTTCTCCTGTTCCCAGCGAATAACGAACTCTTTGGCATTATAGGGATCGTACCCAAAGGCACGAATATCGTACTCGTTGGCCTCGACGAATCCTTCTACGTCATCGTAGACCTCCATCATGTCAAGAACCTTACCGTTCATGACATGGAGGCTACCTTCGGCGATGAATTCCTCGTACTTCTGCCTCATTGCCGGCTGAAGCTTCATGAGAGTCAGCTCAGTAATATAACTCCGAGTCTTGACTCCGTAACGATCTCCCTTGACTGGGAACATGAACGTAAATGCGCAGAAGTCGTCGCCCTGCGAGAGGTCGGCACCCATTGCACATGGCAGTCCACGGAAATCCCTAGGTCGATGTGGAATGGTTTCCTCATACGTGAAGAAGTATGTGTAACCTTCCATCGGGATACCAAAACGCTTGGCCAGAATATCGTTGCGAGACGCAGGGGCCTTCTCTGCGCGCTCAACATCAAGCTGATAAGTCTCGTAGGTGACTGTCAGTCCGAGGTTCGGGTTGGCCTTCAGCCACATGGCCGGGTCACCTACCTCCTCGATCTCATCAAGCTTGTAGTGCCAGATCGAAATATGAGGAGCGAGGTATTCGCCCTTCAAAATATCCGCCAACTCCATCTTGATAGAATCCCCGGATCCATTTCGAACTGTTCCCTCGGAACTGATGGCCACAATCAGCCAGTCATCGAGCTTCGACGCGCCCTGCTCCACTGCACCGACGACGTCCTCACGGAGGTCGCCAGACAGCCACTCGTCAATAGTGGAAACCTTAGGTCTAAGGCCCTGAAGTTTGTTGATGGACATCGGGCGAATCTCACAGAGCGATCCAGTGAGGAAGTTCTCGATACCCTTCTTCGTGGACGCTAGCTTGACTCGATTAGCTCGAGACCCTGTCGTGTTCTGAAGAGAGCCTTCCGTGAGGAATTGGAAGAGTGGTCCACGCGCGCGAGTGATGCTCGTGCGAATTGGGGACATCACCTCTTCTGCCTGCTTCATGGTAGGCGCGGTCGTGATCTGGTGAGTCGTTGCTGTGTCCACATTCAAGAAGAAACTCTGGAGCGTAGACGCATACATTGACTTGGCTGCACCTCGAGCGACGATCAAGTACTGCTTTGTGACGAGACGCTTCTTGATGGTTCGGGTCTCATACCTTCCTGAACTACCATTTTGACCGGGAACGTAGACGCTCCGATCGATGTAGTAGTACCAGCCGAAGATCTGCTCCGCCCAGAGCTTAAAGGACGGAAGAAGATGGAGATCAGAGCCGTCAGTCAGAGTCAGCTCATTCTCGCAGTACTTGACGTAGCCCTCTACTGCTTGATCATCGAAGTAGAAGTTCGGGTTGGCGATCAGCGCGTCGATCCGGTTCATCTCCATCGAGATCTCTCGGTTTACTGGGATCTCTCCAGCCATAACCTTGACGCGAAACTCAAAGTAGTATCGAGGAGTCGCTTTATTGCTTAGCGCCATGCCAACCCTCCTTTCTACGCGAAGCCAAACTTCTGCTTGGGCTTCGGCGATGCCTTAGGCTTGGGAGCCTTGGTCTCTCCCGTGCTAAGTGCCTTTCCGATGTCAACAGCGAGAGGACTCTTGACTAGCTTGTATGCCTCGTTGGCAGTCTTTCCGTATGAGAGGATCTTCTTGACCTTGGAGTGCCCACGATCGATAGTGCTCTGTCTCTCGTTGACGAGCCCGCTGTACTGCTTCTCCAGATTCATGCGATTAACGAGGTGCTGAAGATCCTTGTTGTCAAGCGCCTTGGTTCCGTGCTTCTTGATGACGGCCTCAGCCGCCTGCGCGCGAACCTTGTCTGGAGAAACGGGGCCAGAGCCACGGCTCTTCTTGTCCTTTCGGATGCCCCACTTCATGCCCTTTACACCGAAGTGCTCAAGGACATCATCGACAGTCTCCATGCTATCCTCCTCTCTCACCTGAAGTGTGTAATGACAACGCAGATTCCGTTGGCTCCGTTGCCACCCTTACCACTGAGCTGACCATTGACAGAAGCACCGCCACCGCCACCGCCACCTCCATAGTTGCCGCCATTACCACCAGCCTGACCGGCTCCAGCGATCGAAGCGATGCCACCACCGCCACCGCCGCCAGGAATAGCTCCGCCAGTAGTGCCTGCAGTTCCGTTGGTTCCAGTTGCAGCACCTGAGTTAGCAAGGGCGTTGCTGTGACCACCAAGAGCTGCGCCAGAAAGAGCGTTAGCGGTTGTTAGACCTCCGCCACCGCCGCCTCCGCCACATCCACCACCGGCGGAGGGGTTCGATGCGGCAGCAGCACCCGTAGAACCGGCTGAACCTGCGATTCCGAAGTGCATACCACCACCGGCACCGCCAGCAGTACCAGCCGCGGCTGAACCACCGCCACCTCCAGCATTTCCTCCGCCTGCGCGAAGCCTCGGAGTTGAACCAAACGTGGTGTTTCCTCCGACAGACCCGTTAGCACCATTGCTGGTGTCTGAGGTCTGCGCTGCTCCACCCGTTCCGCCAGTACCGACAGTAACGGTTTCTGTAGCGCCAAGCTGTGACGCATCGAAGGTAGCATGCGACCAACCGCCTCCACCACCTCCGCCTCCGCCACCTCTAGCACTCGCAGCAGCTCCTCGACGCCCCGCTCCTCCGCCTCCACCGCCTCCAATGCAAACAACGTAGCAGTGGACCGCACCAGCAGGCTTAGTCCAAGTGCCGTTTGCTGTGAAAACATCGACCTTGGTGACATCTCCCTGCAGGGTCTTAACGTCCGCGCCAATTGCAGTGATGAGATCTGCGATTCTGCTCAGGAGATCAGCCATGGTTACGCCTTAGCGGTCGTGTACAGCGCCACCAGGTCCGTGTCGGGGTTACCGATCGCGGTCTGGTTGTAGTAGGTGGCAGCCAAGTACGTGCGGATAGCGGCTTCAGTAGGAAGCTTGGTGTTCACATTGGCGGCAAGAGTGCCGTCAGTCGAAACCGCAACACCAGAATCCTGAATAACCTTACCCGTGGTTCCGGAGAAGGTCGGGATGTTAGATGCAGTCGAGCTGGCCGGACCAACAACAGCACCGTCGATGTTAGTCTGGAGAATAATCCAGTTTGCACCAACAGTAGCCTGGTCACCAGCTGAAGTGCTGTCGACGAGACAGGAAAGAGTGTCTCCGACCTCGACATTGACGCCCGAAGCTCCACCGATCTTGCCGGCCACGCTAACCTTGTAGACGTGTCCCGCACTTGCAGCGGGGTAATTCGGGTTGGTCGAGCAGTCGATAACTCCCTTGTACTGGAATGCGTTGTTGGCATCCAGGTGCGCGTCGACATAGGTCTTGACGGCCTTCTGCGTAGCGATCTTGGTGTCAAGATTCGCGGTCAGAGTGCCGTCGGTGTCAAGACCGAGAAGTGCCTGAAGAGCAGTCTGGTCCGCAAGCGCAAGAAATGCACGACCGTAAGAAGTCGTGGTGAGAGCTGCGATTGCGGTCAGGTCGGAGTCAAGCGGCTGTGCATAGGCAGCCATACGAGTCTGGAGCTTCAGCGGAGTGACGGCCCGAAGGTCATCAGTACCCGTGTTGGTCTCGGTCTGAGTTGCAAGCTCGAGGATGCCCTTGACGGTCTCTGACGCGTCCGCGGGAGAACCGGCCGAGCCGGCCTTGACCTCGTTGATTGCGTTGACAAGACTGGTCTTGTCAGTGGTGGTGAGCCCCGTAAGGTTACCCCCGGAAGTACCGGTGATGTAGGTACGAAGCGTCTTGACGTCGGTACCGATAGCAGTGATGAGATCACTGATACGGGTGGCAAGACTGGACATGGATCACACCTTTGCGTTCTCGTAGAGCAGGGTCAAAGTGACCCCGTCATCGTAATTGGGATGCGGAGACTCGGAGTCGATGTGATCCGTTAGCTCCTGTTGAGTAACTCCGCTGACTCCGCCCGCAAGGAGCGCAATCTGTGCGTCGATGTACTCCTTGATCACGGCTTCGTTGGTGAAATATGGAAGGTCCATCCACCGACGAACTCCGTCGCCCATCTTGTATGAGCAACTGTCGGTTTCGTACCCCATCTCACCTTCGCGAAGACGCGGGTTCTTGGTCTGCCACTCGGCTGAAGTGCCGCGCCTAGGAAGAAATATAGTCGCCACAATTCCTCCTAGGGTTCGCCGCCGTCGTAGACATCGTCGCCAAGAACCGGAGGAGTAGGATCGATCCAAGCGAACAGTTCTCGCTGGACACTGAGCCTGTACTCTAGTTCCTGGTACTGCTCCTTGATGACCTGCTGCAGATATGAGGTCTGCGGAGGGTCAAACAGGAGGCGAACCCGCAGATATACGTACGACTGGACTGAGACGAGGCGATCGTCTGTCACAAAGTCGGTCCAAAGTGCAGTCTTATCGCTGATCGTGAAGCCCTGAGAAGGGCCGATCCCGAGCTGTACCAGGATGGACAGAACGGAATTGATGTGCATTTTGAGGTCTAGATCAAAGATCTCGTAGTCCTCGGTAATTCCGAGCGCCTTCTTGGTATCGGTAAGAATGCTACTCACGGTCACCTCCTTAAGTTACTTGGGCGTGTCGTCTTCTTCTTCCTCTTCGTAATCGTACTCGTAATCGTCATCGAACTGAGCTCGATGAGCCGCAATACGATCCCCCACGGCGGTATGGCCCTTGGGGAAGTAGTAATCGATTACTCTGAGGATGGCCACCTGAGCCAGACTCGCTAGAACCGCAAGAATTGCGACTACGGACGGCTCCATGTGGTCCCCCGCTTTCCTTCCTGATGCTGTAGAGGGTCAGAACGTTCAAGCAACCAACTCCCCCCAGCCAGAAGCGCCCACATGAGCGCCAAGAAACCGCT